ATTATTAGAAGCACCGATACCACCAGTACCACCAGCACCGCCATTAGCAGTAGCAATATCAGTACCACCATAAGTAATTACAGATGCTACTCCAGCATTACCAACATTACCATTACCACCAGTTACATTATCTCTATAACCACCAGTACCACCAGTACCAGCAGTTCCAACAGTAATAGTTACAGTTTGTCCTGCAGTTACAGTAAAATCTTTAAAACCAACGATTCCACCACCTGCGCCACCTGCACCGCCACCTGCTGCAATATCACCTTGTACTGAAGTACTACCGCCACCTCCGCCACCGCCACCTGCGCCAATAACATAAGCAGCAATTTTAGTAATACCAGAAGCAACAGTATAAGTTGCGCTAGTGTTGTAAGTTGCTTGTAAAGAATAAACAGTTGGAATTGCTAATGCAGCAGCAGCAGTTGAGACTGCTCCAGGTCCATTATAGTTTTGTCCAGCAACAGTTATATTATAGGTTGAACCACTAGTAAATCCTGTAACTGTTGTAGGAGATGTAGTAATTACAGCACTAACAGTATTACCAGTAGTTGATGTACCAGTTACCAACATAGAAGATGTTTGAGGACCTAATGTACCAGTAGTGTAAGTAATACTTACATTTGTAGTATCTGCTGCAGTAGTAGCAGTTGATGTAGTTGGCGAAGTGGGTCTTGCGTAGTTTCTTTTACCGCTTCTAATATTTCCTGTAGCCATTATGCAATCTCGCTTCCAAATAGATTAAATGCTAAGTTTGTTGTTCCTGCAAATACGGTTACAACATCAGTAGCATCAAGTGTTATTCCTATAGTTAATGTTTGTGTTTCTTGTGGAGCAATACTTGCATCATAAGCAATATAATGTTTATTCTCTAAAGTTGCTCCATTAGGTCTGACTGCTATTCTATATGAAGTAGGTGCAGGACCTAGGTTGGCAACCGTAATAGTTGATATTACAGTTTCTGTAGCAGACGGTACGGTATACGCAGTCGTTGCTGTTGTTGCTGCTGGGTTTACCTGACCCAGGACTTTATATGTTGCAGCCAAGTTAGGCTCCCATCAGTAGTAGTGGATTAAATGTTTCACCCTGCGCTGTTCCTGTAGAAGCAGAGGTAATTCTACCATAAGCATCTACAGTAATAGTAGAGAGGGTATAAGTAGTAGCAGTTACTCCGCTAGTACTTAAATCTATTGTTGGTGCAGTAGCAGTACCGCCAATAGTGATTCTTGTTGTATCTGCAGAAGTAACCGAAGTTACTGGGGCTGTGCCATTAGATGCTGCAGTTATACGACCTTGAGCATCTACGGTTAAACTTGTGTAGGTATATGAAGCAGGAGTTACTGCAGTATCTGCAAGGTTTAAAGTTACATCACCAGAGGTACCACCACCTGATAAACCAGTACCAGCAGTTACACCAGTAATGTCACCTGGGTTAGGTGCTATCCAAGCAAGTCCTGAAGTTGTTGCAGATGATACAGATAATACATAACCATCAGTTGCTGCAACTGTAAGAGCCACAGGGGTAGATGCTGTGCTTGCAGATATTAATGAACCCTTGCTAGCAAGGATTGACTTATCAATAAAGTTAGATGTATCAGGGGCTACTAAATCCCACTCTGCGCCATCATAAACTTTCATTGCGCCAATTACAGAGTTAAAGTAAAGAGCACCAGTAATTAATGGATTACCATCATTATCAAGAGTTGGGTCAGAAGTCTTACTACCTAAATATCTATCATCAAATTGGTCATAAGAAGCAGCAGCACTTGTTGCAGATGTGGCTGCTGAGTTAGCACTTGTTAAAGCAGATGAAGCAGATGTACTTGCACTTGAAGCGCTGGTTGCTGCTGCAGTAGCAGAGGCTGCTGCGCTTGTTGCACTAGTTGCTGCAGCACTTGCTGAAGTAGCAGATGCAGTTGCACTATTGGCTGCTGATGTAGCAGAAGTAGAAGCAGAGTTAGCAGATGTTAATGCGCTAGAGGCTGATGTACTAGCAGATGATTCTGATGTAGCAGCAGCCGTAGCCGAAGCAGCAGCGCTAGTAGCGCTTGTGGCTGCAGCAGTAGCCGAAGCAGATGCTGCTGCAACAGATGCTGCCATAGTTGAAGCAGAAGTTGCTGCAGAGTTTGCAGAAGTCAAAGCCGATGCTGCTGAAGTACTTGCTGAGTTAGCCGAAGTTAATGCTGAAGATGCACTAGTAGATGCACTAGATGCTGAAGTTGCAGCAGATGTAGCAGATGTAGCAGCGGATGCAGCAGATGTTGCTGCTGCTGCTACCTGTGCATCAGCAAAGTCTTTACGTACCGCATCGCTAGCATCTGTTGGTGTAGCAAGATTTGTAATCTTAAACCCACCAGCATTAAGGGCATCGCCCATTGTTTTGTTAGTTAAAGTCTGAGCAGCATTAGCAATAACTACAGTACCAGTTGTATTAGGTAATGTAATTGTATTGTCTTGTGTTGGGTCAGTTACTGTAAGAGTAGTTTCATAAGCATCTGCAGTTGTACCTTCAAAAACTATACTTGCTTCAGCAGATGGTGTACCTGTAAATATTGGGTTAGAAATTGTTGGGCTAGTAAGAGTTTTTAATGTAAGAGTCTGTGCTTTATCTGTACCTACTACGTCACCTTCACCTGAGCCAATACCGTGCATTGTATGACCAGTACCACTACCATCATTATAATAAGCAGTTGCTTCAGCGTGTAAATTAGCATCACGGAAGTCACGACCAATTGCCATATGTCGTACTACTGCACCTGCCGAGTGGTCTTGAGCACCACCAACAGTATCTACGCTTCTAGTTATTGTAAAAGTATTAGTGCTGGGGTTAGCGGTAGCATCTACAATTTCTTCAAGCGCTGTATCTGGGTCAATTACTAATGTAAATGTACGACCTGATGGAATTGTCTGAGCACCTAACAGTGCTGTACCTGATACTACAGTTATAGACGAAGCACCAGAAGTAATTGCTGCTGTTAATGTAGTTTGTTGTGAGCGAGATGAGTATTGGCGTATTGTCATTTATATTCCTATCGGGCGCTGTAATGAACTCGTGGGGGATATTGGTTCTGTTGTTTACTGCGTTCTTCATTGAGACGCTGGGTATATAAACCAAAGAGTTGTCGGACTGCGTTATTGCTAGCACCGAACGGACGCTTAGCGTCAATCTCATCAGCCTGTGGGCTGTATTGAGCAGCACGGGCTGGGTCTAGATATTGCAATAATCTATACGCAGCACCAAGAATAACTACATCTTTAACACTAGATGGTAGTCCTGTTTGTGTAGCAAAGTCTTGGCTAGTAGAAGTAAACACTGAAGGCGCTGTTGCATACATAACCTTTACAGTTCTACCAGCAATAATTACATCCCCAATAGTTATGGTTTGGCTATTAGTACCCCAAGTTGTTACATCTGCAAATGGGTCAAATGACCAACGATTAACACGAATCCATTCTTTAGTAGGACCAATGTCCTGCCAAGATACAGATAAGATATTTTCTACATATAAATCTTGAAATTCATATGTAGTTACAGCAGCATTATATGTAAATGTAGTTTGTTTAGTAGCAAATACCGCACCACCAACTGCGTGGATAGTGTCATTAATAGCCTTCTTAATACTATCTCTAGGAAAAATTGGGCTAACAGTTACCTTTGCATCAACAGCGTGGGTAGTAGCAGTAGTCCCAAGATAACCACGACCATACGGAGATACAGTCGCAGTATTAGCAACACGGTCTACATTGTCTACCCATAACAATTCATCATCAATTTCAACAATACCTTTACCTAAGTCTTGTGTAGATGCAAGACTAAGAATTAATGGTGATGAACTTGGAGAAGTAGTTGTAGTTACTGCAGAATTTAAATATGTAGAGCGGTCTTGTTGATAGGTATATCCAGATAAATTAATCTGAACTTCATCCATCATTTGAGCCAAGGTATATGTCATAGATTTATGCTCCTTAGAGCGTCAGTAGGGGAAAGTCCTGTTGTCCCAGCAAGTTCATTACAAATTCCACCCAAAGCCTTATAAGCAGATGGTTGTCTATCAACATCTGCTTTTTTATTTAACGCAGCAATTAGGGCTAACCCAGTTGTTTCTGCATAAGCATTGGCTGCAGCAGTTGGGGCTTTATATGCTGATATTGCTGGATATGTTCCGCCATTAGCCAAGCGATTAAGTTCGCTAGTAAATGAACTACCTGCTGTGCCTGTTGCCATTATCTATACCTTGCCGTTTTCTTTGCTATGGATTTTGGTTGTTTAACAAACTGCTTACCTTTTTTGTTACCTTCAGCCTTAGCCTTATTAGTTGCAGCCTTTTCTGCTGCACTTAAATTAGCCCAGGCTTTTTTAGGCAAATATCTTTTTTTACCTTTAGATGGTTTACCATCTGAAGTTGTCCACTTTTGTTTAGTCCAGTCTTTTAAAGACTTCTGTGATTTAGCCAGTGCCATTACTTGTAGCCACCGCCTCGCTTTTTATATTCAACAGCAAGTAGTTGAGCCTTACGGGCTGACCATTCTCCTGGGTCTCCACCCTTAGAACCAGCCTTAATTTTTTTAAACAATGCTGCTCTCATACCAGGTTTAGTATAATTACCAGCCTCATTAACTTTAGACTTTGTTTTCTTTTTGGCTACCATTTTACTTTATCTGCCCAGTATGCAGCAGACATTTTTCCTTTGGCAATATTTTTACTGTGCCTAGCCTTAAAAGATTTACGTTTCATTTTCATACGTTCAGACTCACCAGCCTTGGGAGCACCAGCAGTCTTTGCACCTTGTTCGCCAAAGCGAATAGTTTTAACCTGACTACCTTCTTTAGCCACAACAACGTGTGATTTAGTAGGATGGTTAGGAGTACGTTTTGGTTTATTAAATCCAGACACGCCCGCTCTAGCGAGTCTTGAGTCCTTTTTGTTTGCCATATTCCCCATACTTTCCCAGAACTGCTTTGACAGTTCCATCTTTACGGAGTCTTACAATCATTCCGTTTTTAATCTGTATTGGATTAAAGCCATCGTGTCGTTTATATTGACCTGATGACATTACTTTTTCTTTGCTTTGCCTTTAACCTTTTTAAGGTTAGGGTTTTTCTTTTTGGCTGCAGCAGATGCTTTACGGGCACCGCTGGCCAGAATTGCACCAGCGGATTCCATAGAAATACCCTGCTTTTTAGCAATAGATTTTTGGGCTGCTTTAAAGCCCATACCTTTTTTAGCCTTCATTTCTTGCTGCCTTTTTTGTATTTAAGGTATTCATTAATTTCATCTGAACGAGTACCTTCTCTACCGCTTAGTACTGATTGAGCCAACTCTTTAAGTTGTCTATCCCAGTTTTTGCTAGAACGATTTAGATTTTTTTTGGCTAACATTTCATCATCTGGATTACCACCACGGGCATCATACTGAGCAGATACGCTAGTACCCCAAGCAGTTGGAATATCCCGTGCTTCACGGGCTACTCTTTTGATTCTATTACCGATACTCATTATTACTTCTTCTTACCCATTTTTTTCATTGACATTTTCTTGTCTGACTTTTTCATAGTCATTTTCTTACCTGACTTCTTGGCTTCTTTCTTTGCCATAGCCATACCTTTTTTGTCGTAAGCAAACTTCTTTCCATTTACCATTGGCATTTTATGCTCCTATTTCTTTCATTATCGCTGCTGTTTTTTTGTTTATATGTTTTGCTGGTGGCATTTTGTTACCGTCATACGGCTTACCTAATGCTTCACTAGCCTTTACTGCCTCTTGAATCTTCGTCATAGAAGTTCCATTTGGCTGAATACCCTGGGCTCTCGCCTCTTTATAGGCATTCAATTCTGCGTTAAACGCTTTGTTAGGCATAGACCTACGACTATCAGCGTCTCCAGTATTCATCTGTAAAGATAATCCTTTACATCCAAAACAAGTATCTACTGGTTCTGGATGATATTCCCAATGTTTCATAATGCAGTAAAATTACTTTCTGTTACTCCAACATTGCCTGCTATTAATCTTGCTTTAGTAGCATCATCTACTGTGTGGTTATAACCACCTTGATAAATTTCTGGATATGTTGCATAGTCAGAATCTTGTAAATAACGTACCTGTGCATAGTCACCATCTAGTTCTCTAACAATAGTTATACCACGGTCTATTTTATAAAAATGAAATAACCGAGATTGACCAGCGGGACCTTCTTCTACTGTTGGTGTTTTAAATAGCCATTCGGTCATAAGTCCTCCTAATGAACTCACCGCAAGATACTGCAACGTATTCGCCGTTTAAACAGTATCTTACAGTCAATCAACTAAAGAGCAGCGATTGAAGAACCTGTTTCAATACGATACAACGCTTCCTCACGATAGCGAGCAAAGCCAAGTACGCCGTACCAACCCATTGGGCGGAAGCGCATCAACTTGTCGGTTACGTTACCGATAACGATGTGTGGTTCTTCTGCTACAGCCTCAGCAATTGCTTGCTGTCCGCATAGCAGAGTATCAAATACACGAGTTACTGGAGTTACAGTAACAGTTGCACCTACAGTAACAGCAGCAGTATTTGCTGTGTTTACAGTAATTGTTGTGGTTGAACCAGTTGTGCTAATTGCAGAAATCAATGCACCTGAAGCAATACCAGTTGCAGCAATCTTATCGCCAACTTCTGCACGAGAAGCAATGACGGAAGATGAAGCAACTCCTATTGTAAATCCTGCTGAAGTACCAGCAACAGTTGCTGTTGTAGTTGCAAGAGCAGATTGGTCTGCACCATTTTTAGCAGATGGGATACGTGAAGACTCTACGAAGAATGCGCCTTCGTAATCTCCAATTTCACCAGCCCAGATATTATCAACGGCAGGTGCTGATTGTGCGTGAACAAAGTTCCAGCCCAAGTTACCAGATTCTGCACGAAGGTCGTGTGAAACTTCTGGGTGAATACCACACCAGTAGTATGAACCACGACGAGCCTTTGCCTTATTGGCACGTAACTTAGCAACAGCCTTGCGGATGTCTGCTGAGTCAATTGTGTCAGAGGCAGTGATAGTTGCTGTAGATGTACGGCTTCCACCGTAAATTACATTTGTTCCGCCAGTTAAAGTTGAAGACACAACTGCATCAATAGAATCAGCAAGGTTATATGCAATAATATTTGCAATTGCTGGGTCTACATCTGCAAGTGAGAACAACTCAAGTGCACGGGTTACTAGGACTGCATTACCATACTCGTTAAGAGTAATGGTTACTGAAGTCGGTGTTGAGAGCGCTACTGCATCTGGGTCTGTTGTCTCAGATAAAGTAGAGGTCTTTTGGTCTAGGTCAACATAGCGTTGTAAAACAACTGTTGAGCCTGGAAAAGCCTGACGGGCAGGACGTTTGTCTGCGACAGAACGAAGTAGTGGTTCTGAACGGAGAGCAAACTCTAGAAGGCGGTCATATGCCTTCTGTACGAGACCTGCGCCACCAGTGGTACCTCCAAGAGAGGAAGCACCTGTATCTGTATAGGCGTTTGCCATTGTTTGCGTCACCTCCAAGTGACTATGAACGGATTAGGAATTACGTAGAAGATTCATTAAATCATCTATAGAGTCAACATTTTCTAATTGTCGCTCTAAATCTACGGCTTTGTCTGGAGCAATTCCGCCTTGGGTAATAATGTCTTGCTGGCGTAATGCAGCAAGGTCTTTCTGCTTTTCCTCTACTTCAGCCTGTGGGTTGTAACCAATTAAATCTCCGTTATCACGAAGCCAAGAATCAATAGATTCTTCTGTGGTATCCTCTACATCTTTAAGTATTAGGCGAGCAGCCTTAGCGTTTACTCCCTTTTTTGCTAGGACTTCTGTGACGGTTCTTTCCTTACGTTCCTTGAGGAATCCTTCAAGTTGTTCGGATAGTTCTTTGATACGCTTTTCATCAGCACGTTTGGCTTTTCTTAGTTTCTTAACTAAATCATCGCCAGTTAATTGCTGCTCTGGTGTATCTTGTTCGTCTTCTTCTTCATCCCAGTAGTTGTTACTCATAGTAACCACCCTTTCTATTCGTTGTTAGTCGCAAGCCACAGTTCTATCCAGGGGTAGATAGGCTGGCTCTTGCTACCAGTCTTATACACCGTGTGGGG